GGCCATGGCTGGGCTGCCGCCGATCGAGGGGCCGGTCGAGCTGTGGCTGGACATCAACCTGCAGATCCCGATCAGCTGGTCCAAGAAGCGCCAGCGCGACGCCGCAGCGGGTCTCGTGGCAGCCACCAAGAAGCCGGACGCCGATAACGTGCTCAAGGCCGTGAAAGACGGAATGAACGGCATCGTCTGGCTGGACGACGCCCAGGCAGTGGAATACCGCATCAGCAAGCGCTACAGCACGTCCCCATGCGTGCAGGTCAGCGTGGAACAGTTGCCGCTACAGGCGGCGTGAAGGAATGAATGTGACCGGGGAAAACACGATGGAAGAACGCCTTTTCGACAGCTCGCACGCGGCGCTGGTGTTCGCGTTCAACTACTCGGGCCAGCAGTACCAGGCATCGGCGATGAACAAGGCCATGACGCCGGCCATCGGCTCGGGGAAGGGATTGGTTGGCGTCGACGGTGCGGCGCAGGCCGGCATGGTCCGTCTCGAACTCAGCATGCTGCCCGAGCTGCACCAGGCGGTGCTGACCGCTCGCTGTGCGCCGCGCGACGTCATCTGCGACTGCGGCCGGCCATGCTGCGCCGCCCGGCGCCCGAACCCGGAATGGAACGCGGCCATCGTATGGCTGACCGAGCGCGCGATGCAGCAGCTGTCTGGCTCGTTCTCGCACTACCGGGTGCGGCGGGCCATCCTGGAGAAGATCTTCGGCGTCCGTGTCGACCTGCAGCAGATCGCCGAGGACTGCGGCGCGCACCGCAACACGGTCAGCGCGCAGAACGCCAAGCTGAAGCTGTGGATCGAAGGCGAACGGAAGAAGGGCCTGATGGCGGCACCTGGCGTCGAGTCTGTAGCCTGGCTGGCCATCGATGGCAGGCTCATGGCGGCGGGGATGGTTGCCCTCGAAGAGCAGGCCGAAGCGTAGGCGGATTTCGGGTTTTTCTTGACATTGTGCATTTCATGCACAAAAATGCCCCTCATTCGATACACCTGCGAATTACGTCCAGAGCCCGCGCAAGCGGGCTTTTTGCATTTCTGGCCCCGATTCGCTGCCGTCCCGTTTGTCTCCTACCACCCTCCCAGGTGGCTTTGCCCGGCTACCCGTTCCGGGCATTTTTCATTCCCCGCCCGTGCATTTTTACCGCGTATGAAAAAGGCCGATCAGCTCACAATCCGCTACCGCGCGGCCGACGAGCTGATCCGCTATGAGCGCAATGCACGGACGCACAGCGCCGCCCAGGTTGAGCAGATCAAGGCGTCGCTGCGCAGATTCGGCTGGACCAATCCGGCGCTGATCGCCGGCGACGAGCTGCTGGCAGGCCATGGCCGGCTGGAAGCGGCCACGCAGATGTGGGCGGCCGGCGAGACTATCGCCAACTGCCCGGTGCCGGGCCAAGCGCCCACGGTCGACCTGTCGCACCTGGCAGCGGACGAACGCCGCGCGTACATCCTCGCGGACAACAAGCTTGCCGAGAACGCCGGCTGGGATATCGACCTACTGGCCGCCGAGCTGGTGGACCTGCGAGAAGCTGATTTCGACCTGACCGTGATCGGCTTCTCGCCGGACGAGCTGGGCGACCTGCTGGACCCACCGGGCCCGGCGCCTGGCGCGCAGCGCCGGACGCTGGCCGAGCAGTTCATGGTGCCGCCCTTCAGCACGCTCAACGCACGCGACGCGGCGTGGCAGGAACGCAAGGCTGCATGGTTGGGGCTGGGCATCCAGTCCGAGCTGGGCCGCGACGCGCCGGCCTATGCGTCGGCGTCTGGCCACCAGAAGGCCGAGCAGGGCGCCGCGCCGCAGCACCGCACCAGCATCTTCGACCCGGTGCTGTGCGAGCTGGCCTATCGGTGGTTCTGCCCGTCGGGCGGCCTGGTGCTTGACCCGTTCGCCGGCGGCAGCGTGCGCGGCGTTGTCGCGGCGCGCCTCGGGCGCCCGTATGTGGGCATGGAGCTGCGCGCTGAGCAGATCGAGGCCAATCGTGGCCAGCTCCACCTGGTGCAGAGCGAAGACCCCGCGCCAGCCTGGCACGTGGGCGACAGCCGGCAGATCGCGCGGCGGCTGCCCGATGTCGAGGCCGACTTCCTGTTCTCGTGCCCGCCGTATGCGGACCTGGAACGGTATTCGGATGACCCGGCGGACCTGTCCACGATGGACTATCCGGCATTCATGGAGGCCTACCGCGAGGTGATCGTCGGCGCCGTCAGCCTGCTGAAGCGTGACCGATTCGCCTGCTTCGTGGTCGGCGACGTGCGCGAGAAGCGCGGCACCGGCCCATATCGGAACTTCGTGTCGGACACGATCGACGCGTTCATCGATGCCGGCATGCGGCTGTACAACGAAGCGATCCTGCTGACCGCGTTGGGCAGCGCCCCCATCCGCGCGGGCAAGCAGTTCGCGGCCAGCCGGAAGCTGGGCAAGGTGCACCAGAACGTCCTGGTGTTCGTGAAGGGCGATTGGAAGCGCGCCGTGGCGGCGTGCGGTGACGTGGTGCTGGCGGACGATCTGTTCCCCGAACCTGACGAGTGATACCCATGGCGGGACGGAAACCATTCGAGCCGACCGAGGCAGACCGGAAGTTGGTCAGCTCGCTGGCCGGATTCGGCGCGCCGCACGATTACATCGCCAGCTGCATCGTCAATCCGCAGACGGGCAAGCCGATGACCCCGAAGACGCTGCGCGTGCATTTCCGCGCCGAGCTGGACAATGCGGTGAACCAGACGAACGCCCTAGTGGCCGAATCGCTGTTCAAGAAGGCGCGCGGCAACGGCAACGGCGCAGTGGCCGCCGCCATCTTCTGGATGAAGGTGCGGGCGGGATGGAAAGAGCCGGCCCAAGGCATCGAGCTGACAGGCAAGGACGGCGGGCCGGTCGAGCAACGAACCACCGTCGTCGATGAAAAACAGGTCGCAGCCGCTGTCGCGAAACTCGAAGACGATTATTGACCCGTCCGTCGAGCGCGCCGTCCTGAAGGCGAAGTGCGAGCGAGATCACCTGTTTTTCAGCCGGTATTTCTTCAAGCACCGGCAGGGCATCAAGTTCCGCGTCAACTGGCACCACGTGCTGATCGCGGACACGGTGCAGGGCGTCATCGATGGCGAGCTGAAGAACGTCGTCATCAACGTCCCGCCGGGCTCGTCGAAAACCGAGCTGGTGGCGATCAACCTGATCGCCCGGGGGCTGGCGGTGAACCCGCGCGCGCGGTTCCTGCACATCTCGTATTCGGATGATCTGGCGCTGCTGAACAGCGAGACGGCGCGCGAGATTGTCCAGTCGGAAGAGTTCCAGGCGCTGTGGCCGCTGTCGATCGCGCCAGACGCGAAGTCGAAGAAGCGCTGGAACGTCATCGCCGACGGCAAGAAGGCCGGTGGTGTGTACGCGGTGTCGCTGGGCGGCCAGATCACCGGCTTCCGCGCCGGGCACATGACCGATGGGTGGCAGGGCGCCATCATCATCGACGACCCGCTGAAGGTCGAGGACGCGTACAGCAAGCCGAATCGCGACAAGGCGAACCGCAAGCTGCTGTCCACGGTGAAGAGCCGGAAGGCCAACCCGGACACGCCGATCATCGTGATCATGCAGCGGCTGGCGGAGGAAGACCCGACAGGCTTCATCAAGGCCGGCAAGGTGCCGGGCGACTGGGAATTCATCGAGATCCCGGCGCTGATCACCGACGAGTACGTCGAACAGCTGCCCGAGCGTGTGCGCGCGCTGGTCGAGCTGGATGAGAAGGACGAGGACGGCCGGTTCAGCTACTGGCCCTACAAGGAACCGCTCGACGACCTGCTGGCCAGCGAGAAGGCTGACCGGTATGTGTTCAGCGGGCAGTACATGCAGCGCCCCAGCCCGCTGGGCGGCGGCATCATCCGCAGCGCCAACTTCGGCCGGTACACGGTGGCGCCCGAACTGCACAAGCGCGTCATCTATGCCGACACGGCACAGAAGACCGCCGAGCGGAACGATTACAGCGTCCTGCAGTGCTGGGGGCATGGGAAGAACGGTCGGATCTACCTGCTCGACCAGATCCGGGGGAAGTGGCCGGCGCCCGAGCTGCGGCAGAAGGCCATCGACTTCTGGAACAAGCACCTGCCGTACGACTTCCACTTCGGCGCGGCACTCGTAAAGATGCGTGTCGAGGACAAGGCCAGCGGCACCGGGCTGATCCAGGACATCCAGGCGTCGGGGACCATCCCCGTCGAGGGGATCGAGCGGCACCGCGACAAGCTGGTACGCGTCATGGACGTGGTCAGCTACATCGACGCCGGTCTGGTGATGATTCCCGAGGCGGCCGAGTGGGTGAGCGATTTCACGCAGGAATGCGACGCCTTCACGCCTGACGACACGCACGCACACGATGACCAGATCGATCCGATGGTGGACGCGATCAATGACATGCTGGCCGGCGGCCGGTCGCTGGACATCTGGACCAAACTCGGACAGCAATGAACCGTAACCAACGCAAAGCGCAGATCCGTGCGCACCGGGCCGAGGTGGCTGCGTCCGCGAGTGCCAAGCGCTGGATGACCGGTGACAGCTTCCAGAACTTCGAGGCACGTCTGGGCCTGGGCACCAACAACCAGGCGTCGCAGTTCAGCTACGGCTTCGATTTCATTTCGCGCAACCGCGTGCAGTTGGAGGCCATGTACCGGTCGAGCTGGATCGTTGGCCAG